ATTCATAAGATCTATGGTGGTAAGGATAAGAATACAGATAAAAATATTATTATATCTACTTGGCAATCTATCTACAAATTTCCTAAGAGATATTTTGATGATATAGATTGTGTCATCGGTGATGAAGCACATCTATTTAAAAGTAAATCCCTTACAGGGATCATGACCAAACTACACAATGCTAAGTATAGGTTTGGGTTTACTGGTACATTGGATGGATCCAAGACCCACAAGTGGGTACTTGAGGGTCTCTTTGGATCATGTGACCAAGTAACTAAGACAGACGACCTCATCAAGTCTGGCTACCTGTCTAAATTTAGGATCAAAGTACTGCTCTGTAAACACCCTCCGCAACATTTTGAAACATATCATGATGAGATAGATTACTTGGTTGAGCATAGGGGAAGAAATAACCTAATTAAAAATTTAGTAAGAGACCTAGATGGTAACACTCTTGTGTTGTTCAATTATATAGAGAAGCATGGAGAACCCTTGTACGATCTCATAAATAGTAATGTTAAAGAAAATCGGAAGGTATTCTTTGTACATGGTGGCACGGAGGTTGAAGACCGTGAGGAAGTTAGATTAATTACGGAGCAAGAAAACGATGCAATTATTGTGGCCTCTTATGGTACTTTCTCTACAGGCATTAATATTAAACGTCTCCATAATATCGTATTTGCTAGTCCCTCAAAATCCAGAATCAGAAACCTCCAATCAATTGGAAGAGTTCTCAGAAGAGGAGAAGGAAAAGATATAGCAACACTATATGATATAGCAGATGATATAGGTGGACAGAACTATACTATAAAACATTTAAACGAAAGAGTTAATATATACAACGAAGAAAATTTTAAATATGAAGTCATTAATATAAATCTAAAGGCAGGATAATGGAACCAGATTTTATAGCAACAATTAAACTTATTACTGGTGAGGAACTTATATCTAAAGTTTCTTACATGCCAGATGATGATAGTCTTGTGCTTGAAAGTCCTATGTCTGTTAGTAGGATAGATCAAACAAAGAAAAATATTAGAGTCGCTGGTTTTGCTTTAAATGAATGGATTCATTCAACCTTTGATCATATGTTTGTTCTTCCTAAGAAACATGTTCTTACTATGACTGAAGTTGAAGATGTTAATATTCAAAATTTCTATACTCAATCTGTTCAAAGACATGCTTATGAATTAACTCAATTCAAAGAAGCTCAGACTCCACATCAATTTACTCGTGATATGGGACACTTAGGTTCCGTGAATAAAACAAAACAAGCTCTAGAAGATCTATATAAAAGAAGCTAGACTCATCCTTGAACCCTTGACAGAGTTAGTCTACTGCGTTTGTCGTTCCTTGTCAAGCCCCCTTGACAATTTGAGCATTGTCACCTACAATGAGGATAACAGAAATGCCACGAATGAAAAAGAAGACAGAATATTATGTCAACAATAAGGAATTTCTAGAAGCGATTACTGTCTATCGTAATGCTGTCATAAAGGCACGTGAGGCAGGTGATCCCCGACCTCGTGTACCTAATTATATTGGTTCGTGCTTCTTGAAAATTGCTACACATTTATCATACAAACCAAACTTTGTCAACTACATGTTCCGTGAGGACATGATATGTGATGGCATAGAAAATTGCTTACAGTACATAGATAATTTTAATCCAGAGAAATCATCAAATCCTTTTGCTTATTTCACTCAGATAATTTACTATGCTTTTCTCAGACGTATTCAAAAAGAGAAGAAGCAGATGGAGATTAAGAATAAGATCCTTGAGAAGTCAGGTTATGATGAGGTAATGCATACTGATTCATATACTGGTGATATGCAAGGAATGAATGCATCTAAATCTGATATGGGTAGCATCAAAGAAAACATTGAAATTAAAATGAACCGCTAATGGAAGATGATCATTTGCCCGAACACATCAATAATCTTTGGGAGGACATGGATCGTCTCAATGCATTATATGAAGAACTCATGTGGGAACATGACCTTGAATTAGAATTCAAAGCAGACTATAAAAACAATCGTATTATTATAAAACCTTATGAATCTCCTTGAAGTGCAATTAGCAGTAGTAAAAAAGATGAGGGAATTATATCCAAACACCAGAGCAGTATATGAAATTAACACAAGAAGTTATAGACCAGATTCAGGAAGCTATGAATCATACTAAGATGAATGGTGATATGAACTGGTTAGATGGTGATGAGATTGATGTGTGTCTTGGCGGTACATTTGCTGGCGATAAGTTTATCTCTATTATCAATAGAACAAGAAGTAATACTACTAAGAAATGAAGATTGCTATTATAACAGACCAACACTTAGATGGTCGTAAAGGATCTTTAGCATTCTGGAACTTCTTTCAAAAATTTTATGATGAAATATTTTTCCCTACTCTTGAACGAGAAGGTATCACCACAGTCTTTGATTTGGGTGACACATTTGATAACAGAAAGTCTGTGGACTTTAATACTCTTAATCGCATTAAGACAAATTATTTTGACAGACTTGAAGGGCTTGATGTACACATGATTCTGGGTAATCATACTACGTATTATAAAAATACTAGTAAGATTAATTCCCCAGAACTTCTTTTAGAAAACTATAATAATATCACCATATATAAAGATGTAACAGAACTTAATAAAGGTGGTAAGAAATTTTTGATGCTTCCTTGGATCAACTCTGATAATAAAGAGGAGTCTATGAAAGCAATAGAAGAATCAGATGCTAGTATAGTATGTGGTCACTTAGAAATGAATGGTTTTGAGGTGACACCTGGAATGATGTATGATCATGGTGGTCTAGATGCATCCGTTTTTAAAAATTATGATCGTGTTTGGTCTGGTCATTTTCATCACAGATCAAAGAGAGGTAATGTTCAATACCTCGGAAATCCTTATCAGATGTTCTGGAACGATTATAAAGATCAAAGAGGATTCCATATCTATGATACCGAAAAAGATAAACTTAGATACATTAAGAACCCGTTTGAGATATTCCAGAAGGTCTATTACAATGACGTGGAGAATGATTACTCCAACTTCAATACAGATTCTTATAAGGATAGTTTTGTTAAAGTTATTGTTGAAGAGAAGCGTAGCTATACGAAGTTTGAGGACTTCTTGGAGAAACTCTATCGCACAGGAGTCCACGATGTTAAGATCGTTGAAACATTGGTTGACACCGAGGCGGTTGATGATGTAGACTTGGATGTAAAAGACACACTGACTTTACTCAGTGAGTACATAGATGAGATTGATTTGTCTGTAGATAAAACCGATCTTAAGAAATTGATGCAATCTCTATACATAGAATCATGCGAGGTAGTATAATCTATGTTTGTCATCACTCTTAAAGGACATCCACAGGGTATATACTCTGTGTTTGATGCAAAGGATCAACGTATTGTTCCTTTGTTTGTGGAGGAAGATGATGCTGATCGTTATGTTATGCAATTAGCAGAGGATGAAGAGAATCCAGAATTGGAAATATTGGAAGCAGAAGCAGAGCATATTATTAATTCATGTAGAGCACAAAATCAGAAGTATTCAATTATAACTCCTGATGATCTTATTATACCACCTGATACAGTAACTAAAGAATGATTGTTTTTGAAAAGGTTCGCTGGAAGAATTTCTTGTCAACAGGAAATACCTTCTCAGAGATTAATCTCCAGCTTTCTAGAACAAATTTGATTGTTGGTCACAATGGATCTGGCAAGTCAACCATCTTAGATGCGTTGACTTTTTCGCTGTTTGGAAAACCATTTAGAAAGATCAGCAAGAGTATGCTTATTAACAGTGTTAATGAGAAGGATACTTTGGTGGAGATAGAGTTTAGTATTGGTAAGAATAAGTATCACATCATTCGTGGAATCAAACCTAATAAGTTTGAGGTGTATTGTAATGGTAAGATGTGGGATGAGGATGCAAAGGCAGTAGATCAGCAAAAGAATCTAGAACAAAACATCTTGAAGATGAACTACAAGTCTTTTACACAGATTGTAGTGTTGGGATCTAGTACCTTTGTTCCTTTTATGAGGTTGCCTAGCACACAACGCCGAGAGATTATTGAGGACATCTTAGATATTCAAGTGTTCTCTGTAATGAATACTAGATTAAAGGATAAAATTAGAGAGAATAATGAAGAGATTAAGGATCTTGATTATCAATTACATCTTTTAGAAGAGAAAATAGAACTCCAAAAGAAATATATGTTGGAGTTGAAGAAGAAAACTGAAGCAGAGATTGATAAAAAGAAAGAAAAGATTAAGGAATATCATGAAGAAGAACAGATTTCTACAGAAAGAGTTCACAATCTCACAGAAGAAGTTACAAATCTCTCTAAAGAGATGGAAGATTATTCTAAAAGCTCTAGCAAACTCAAGAAATTAAATACTATTTTAATTAAGTTAAACACTAAATTGAGTAACTGTAAGAAAGAACATAAATTCTTTGAAGATAATCATGTATGTCCTACATGTACTCAGGATCTATCAGATGAGTTTAGACAAGAGATGATAGAAAATGGAAAGTCTAAACTTGAAGAAATGAATCTTGGGTATGAAGAACTTACTATAGCAATTGAGGATGAAGAGAAAAGGAATGAAAAGTTTCTTGAGTTATCACAACAGGTTAATGAAAGAAATACTACTATAACAAATATCAATTATCAATTAATGAGTATTAGAAATAGTATAAGTGATATTGATAATGAGATCAAAGAACTAGAAGGATCTAATCCAGATAAGAAAGCAGAGTTTGTTAAGTTAGAAGGATTGTTAGAGGATAAGAAAGATACTAAGAAGAATTATACTATTAGTAAGAAGGATCGGGATGTGTTACAGGTGGCTACAACACTCTTGAAAGACAGTGGTATTAAGACTAGAATCATCAAAACTTATCTTCCTACGATGAATAAGTTGATTAATCAATTCTTACAAAGTATGGATTTTTATGTCAATTTCACACTTGATGAGAACTTTGATGAGACTATCAAGTCTAGATATAGAGATGTCTTTACGTATGAGTCCTTCAGTGAAGGAGAAAAGGCACGTATAGATATTGCTCTTCTTCTTACTTGGCGTAGCGTTGCTAAGTTGAAGAATAGCGTTGACACTAACCTTTTAATATTAGATGAAATCTTTGACGGATCGCTTGACCAGTCTGGTACTTCTGATCTTGGTTGGATCTTACGTAACTTTGACGATAATACAAACGTATTTGTTATCTCACACAAGACCATTCTAGATGACAAATTTGATCGTACTATCACAGTTAGTAAGGAAAAGAATTATTCTAACCTAGAGGAGACAGTTCACGAAGTGACACATGCACTGGTTGGCTAATGTATTTTATGTGTATAATAGGTACATCAGCAAAACAAATGAATGTCCCAACAAGAAATTAAAGGAAATCTAGCAAGACTCCTAGCAACAGAAAATCTAGTGGTTGAGCACCGTAACGTACCTACTGCACAGTTTGATGTAGATCGTAGGGTTCTTACTCTTCCTAACTGGGACAGAGCAAGCAGCATTGTATATGATATGCTTGTTGGTCATGAGGTTGGACATGCATTGTTCACACCAAATGAGGACTGGACTGAGAAGGTTAAGGTTCCCCAGTCATATGTGAATGTCATTGAGGATGTTCGCATTGAGAAATTAATGAAGCGTAAGTATCCTGGTCTTCGTAAGAGCTTTGCTGGTGGGTATGCTGAACTCAACGCATTGGACTTCTTTGAGATTGAAGATGAGGATCTAACAGAGTTTGCTTTGATTGATCGTATCAACCTACACTACAAGGTTGGTGCTTCTGCTCTTATTCCTTTCCAAGAAGAAGAGAAAGTATTTGTAACACGTGCAGAAAACACAGAAACATTTGATGAGGTATTAAGCCTTGCTAAAGATATTCGTAGTTTTGTAGAAGCACAGCAGAAGGAGCAGGAACAGATTCAACAACCATCTTCTGCCAATAATACAGATGGACAGAATCAAATTGATTCTCCAGAGTCAGGTGAAGAAGGTGAGGAGAATCGTCCTGATCTAGGTCAAGACAATACTCAGTATGATGATCAACTATCTGATGATGAGAAGCAAGAAGAGTTTGACAGAGAGAATCCTTCATACAATGAAGGTGGTGAGCATTATGACGGTGAAACTCAAGAGAAGTTTGATAGAAAAGCAGAGTCACTATCAGATACAAATCATGGTAGAGAGATAACTTATGTTGAGATTCCTGAGAAGGTTAATCTTGATAAGCATATCGTTGACTGGAAAGTAGTTCATGATTGGATTGATAGTCAGAAAGGTAATGAAAGTGAAAAGTATGCTGAGTATGATGATAGATCATCCAGAGCAGATGTTGAGCGTATCTATCAGGAGTTTCGTAATGAGAACAAGAAAGAAGTTAACTATCTTGTTAAAGAGTTTGAGTGTCGTAAGTCTGCTGATGCATATGCACGTACTTCAACTGCAAGAACTGGTGTATTAGATACAAAGAATCTTCACACTTACAAGTACAATGATGATCTATTCAAGAGAATAAACATTGTACCTGATGGTAAGAACCACGGTATGATTTTCGTTCTTGATTGGTCTGGTTCTATGCAGTATGAGATTCTTGCTACTGTTAAGCAACTACTTAATTTAACTGCATTCTGTAAGAAAGTTCAGATACCATTTGAAGTATATGCTTTTACAAATGAGTGGCAGAAAGTAGAACGTGCTCTTGCAACTGGTGAAGAGATTAATTACTATGGTGGATGGTATGGTAATTCTTATAGAGAGTATAAAGGATTAAACAAAGGTGAGATTTATATACCAGAAGGTGAATTCCACATGGTTAACTTATTATCTTCTCGTTCTAATCCAAAAGATTATGAGAGACAATGCAAAAACTTCTTTGCAGAAGCTTATGCATTTGGTAACAGAACTCTTTATCATTACACAGTAGGACTAGAATTATCTGGCACTCCATTGAATGAAGCAATTATTCTATTGAATACTATTATTCCTAAATTTAAGAAAGAGAATGATCTTCAGAAAGTAAATGCTTGCATTCTAACTGATGGTGAAGCAATGTCCCTTTCATATGGTGCTGCTGTACAGTATCAAGATGAAGAAGAGTGTGTACGTCCTCGCAGTCTTGATTATGGTAACGTACAGTTACGTGATCGTAAGACTGGAAGAGTATATAAGAAGATGAATGGATATCAGAATACAACTACTACTTTGATTCAGCAAGTACGTGACAGAAATGATGGTGTAAATGTAATTGGATTTCGTATTCTTTCACCTAACAGACTATCTGAATTCGTTGCTAGATTTGCTGACTACTCACATTATGAGGAAGTACAGAAGCAGTGGAGAAAAGCAAAGTCTGCTATCCTACCATTCCCTAAAGGATATAGTGCTCTCTATGCCATCTCATCAAAGAATCTTGATGATGATGTAGAGTTTGAGGTTAAGGAAGGTGCTAAGAAGGGTGATATTACTAGAGCATTCAAGAAGATGCTTAAGAGTAAGTCCACTAATAAGAAGCTTCTTACTTCATTCGTTTCACATGTAGCGTAACCAGTTGGGGAAGTGTCCACCATTTCCCCATTTCTTAAAATCATACCCTATACTATATTCATACAACAAAAAAACAAATGCCTTTCCAATCCAAATTTACTAACGATGACTTGATTAACTTTCTATCTAATGATGGTGAAGTAGTAACTAGCGATCAGGTTAAAGGTGCTGCTGAACATTTTGGAGTTAAGGTTCAGAGCGTTACTAAAAGAATTAATAAACTTCCACAGTTCCAGAAAGTTACACGTGGAACATGGAATCTATCTGTAGCAGATGCACTTGAAAAAACATATCAAGCACAGTCTGCAAACAAAACACATTTGGTGGATTCTTTTGATCCATCTTACCTAGCATCTCCTGATCTTACACCTGATAAGGATTCAAACTTTGTTCCTTTCGGTAACTTCTCTGATGTTAAGAAGATCATTCAATCAGGAATGTTCTATCCTACATTTATTACTGGACTTTCTGGTAATGGTAAGACACTTAGTGTAGAGCAAGCATGTGCTCAACTAGGAAGACAACTTATCAGGGTTAATATTACAATAGAAACAGATGAAGATGATCTCATTGGTGGCTTCCGTCTTGTTAACGGTGAAACCGTCTGGCACAACGGACCAGTTATTGAAGCTCTCAACAGAGGAGCTATCTTGCTCCTTGACGAAGTTGACCTTGCCTCAAACAAAATCCTCTGCCTCCAGTCCATCCTTGAAGGTAAAGGAGTATTCCTTAAAAAAATTGGAAAGTTCGTCAAACCAGAAAGGGGATTCAACATCATCGCAACAGCAAATACTAAAGGTAAAGGTTCAGATGATGGACGATTTATTGGAACTAACGTGCTTAACGAAGCCTTCCTTGAAAGATTCGCTTTAACATTTGAGCAAGAGTATCCTTCTCCTAAGACTGAGCAAAAGATTCTTGAGAAAGTATCTGCTAACTTAGGTGTACTTGATGAGAAGTTTTGTGAGAACCTTGCTAACTGGTCTGACATCATTCGTAAAACATTCCGTGATGGTGGTATAGATGAAGTTATTTCAACTCGTAGACTAGTACACATCATTCGTGCATTTGCAATCTGGAATGATAGACTAAAAGCAATCAAGGTTTGTGTAAATAGATTTGATGATGAGACTAAGCAATCTTTCATTGAGTTATATGACAAAATTGATGCAGACATAGTAACGGAGAAATCAGATGACCAGTAAGAATGGATATCTAGGACACTACGCTACTTTGACTGATGGTAGGTCAGGTAGAATTCTAGAGGGGGTAGGAACCCCCTCCAGTCCTTTACATAAAATTCGTCTATTAGACCTTGACGGAAATCCAATTGAATGTTATCATGATAAGATACAATACGTATGGAATCCTTGAAATATAACGAGAGCGAGATCCTGAA